AAGAACGCCAACGCCAAATCGAGCAGCAGCGAATCGAGCAGGCCAGGCAACAGAAAAAGAACGCCGAAATTTCAGACTTAGTTGAATCTGGAAGCGTTTTAGACATGGCTAAATTCATGGCTACGAATCCAGAGTACGCCAATCAGATAGATAAAGCCGTTTCTTACAAAAACAAGCAGACACAGCGCAACCTGGTTGACTCATCACTAGACATTCTAAGGGGTAAAGACCCTAAAGAAGTTATCAAGGCTCGCGCGGCTGTTGTTGCTAGCGCTGGTGGCGATCCTTCAGACACACTTGACGCTGCAAGCCAAGCGCCGGAAGAACTGAAAGCAAACGCCAAGCTTGCTATTAGTCGCTATGGAACCGAGCAAGACCAAAAGCTAGCCGATGAATTACTGGGCGTAAAAAGCAAAGAAGACCTACAGAAAAAAAAGCTACAGACCGAAATAGACGCAAAACGCGCAGAAGAAGAACGCACAGCAGCAGCCGAAAAGGAAGATAAGCAAAAGGCAACAGCTCTTGCGTCTGAGGCTTCTCAAATAGCTAGAGAGCTTGCCAGTGATGAAGGGCTTAGCAGTGTAACAGGTTCGAGATTGTACCTTGAAAACACGCCTACAAGCGCAGAAAGCCAAGATATTATAAACAAGGCGCAGAGGCTTGAATCATTACTAACCTATGAAAACTTAGGATTAATGAGCGGTGTTTTAACTGACAGAGATATAGCATTTCTTGGCCGTATTGGATCAGGAATTAATATCAGTGATTCTGGAATACTTGGGACGCCTAAAGAGGTTGAAGAGCGCCTTCAAGAGATTGCTGACCGGATTGATTCAAAGCTTGGCGGTGGCTCACCCTCTGGCAATGGAAAAGCGCCTGAGCTATCACCGTCTGCTAGAAAATACCTGGATACTAAATAATGGCAACTAAAGAGCAATTAATAGATGCGCTGAAACGGGCTAATGCGGCTGGTGATATTGAAGCTGTGAATGAGATTGCGGCCTATATTGACAGCATGGAGCCAGAAAATCAGCAAGAGCCAGAGCAGATAACCGCCGAACAGTTCCAAGAGCAGTACGGTGATATCCCAGACATCGAATCAAGGATAGCGCCAAGCCAGCCGCAAGAATCACAGCCAAGCATAGCAGATAGAGCAATAGGCGCTGGTGAAACAGCATTAACGGCTATAACCGGCGCTACCGGCGGGCTTGCTGGTCAAGTTACCGGAACCATAGACCAGCTTATCAAAGAGATACGAGCGGGCGAGTTCGGCAGCGATGAAGCAGCAAACCGGATAGCAGACCGAGCGCAAGAGCTTTCATCAATGCTCACCTATGAACCAAGAACCGAAGAAGGCCAAGAGTACGTTGCGGCCATTGGCGAGGCTGGCGAGGCTTTAGCACCCTTAGCTGGGCTTGGTGGGCAGGTAGCCCAGATCGGACAATTATCAAAGGCGTCTGCGCCACAGGTTCGACAATCTTTGATCGACGCTGCTGATTCTAGTGATGTTGCAAAAACGATATACAACGCATCAAGAGAGCCGGGAGATATAGCAAAGGCTATTTTCTCTTATCAATCGCCTGTTAAACAGAGAATCGGAAAGCTGATTGAAGAAGGCGAGACAGACGCAGAGACGGCGGCCTTTAATCTTAGCCAGCCATCATCACCGGCAGCGTCAAAAAACAGCATAGCAAGATCGCTAGGCATTGGTGCGCCAAAGGTAAAAACGGACAAGGTTGCAAAGAAAGCCATTGATCAGGGTTTTGACGATGGTGTCATTGCCTCAATAAAAGGATCGGCACCAGCAGACCTCAAGGCAATGCGAAAGATGTTTGCCGTATTTGAAAAGGGAAAGAAAAACGCCGACTACAGAAGGGAGAACCGGCCGACTGACGTTGTGGGTGACAGGCTCGTCGATTCTGTAAACGCTGTTATATCTGCTAACAAAAAAGCAGGCAAAGACATAAACAAGGCGGCAGAATCCCTGAAAGGAAAGTACATTGACGCACAGCCTATTGGTAATCGGTTTATTGAATCTCTTGAGGATGCAGGAGTTACGGTAGGCGATGACCTGAAACTATCATTCAAAGGTTCTGACTTTGAAGACCTGCCGGCGGTTGAGCGGATAATACAAACTGTTTTTCGCAGAATGTCAGGCCCAAGCAGACCAAGCTCATACGAGCTGCACAGGATGAAACGATTCATTGATGAGCAGGTTACATACGGCAAGGGCGGCGAAGGTTTGGCAGGCAGAGCAGAAAGCTTGCTGAAGTCATTACGCCGAGATATTGACGAAACACTTGATAGAAATTACCCAGAGTACGACAAGGCCAACACGATATACTCAGATACGATTAACGCTCTTGATGAAATACAAGGTGTTGCCGGCAGAAAAGTTAATCTTGAGGGCAAGAACGCCAACAAGTCACTTGGTACGCTGATGCGCCGAGTTCTCAGTAATGCAACGTCCAGAGTAAATGTTATTGATGCGGCCGAGAATATCGAAGCAATAGCAAACAAGTACCCTGGAAAGATAATGATTGAGGGGCCAGACGGAACAAGGAAAAAGCCAAACATCGGCAAGCTCGTTATGTTTGCTGATGAGCTTGATTCAAGATTCGGCCCAACTGCAAGAGGCTCAATACAGGGCCAAATGGAGCAGGTAGCAAACAGAAGTAGAAATATTGCACAATCTCAGTCACCAACGCTTGCCGCTGCTGATGCCGTTGTGGGTTTTGCAGCTAGGGGATTGGATAAAGCCAGAGGCGTAAGTGATGAAAAAGCGCTTGATGCTATGAGAAGTCTTTTATCCGAACGGAAGTAAGGCAAAACTGTAAATGTTTAAAATAGAAAAGAGTAATAACCATGGCTAAAGGCGCTGTACAGTTCCCACTAACAAACTTTGTCGGAGATAACGGAAAACCGTTGTTTAACGCCAAAATATATATTGGCGAAGTAGACAAGAACCCGCGCACTGAGGAATTCAGGAAAAGCGTATTTGTACCGCAAGAATCAGGAGCAGACATTGAGATAGCGCAGCCAGTGCGAACCAATGAGGCTGGCATACCTACGTACAACGGAAACCCTGTTGAACTCTTGGTTGATGGCGAATACTCAATGGCTGTTTATAGCCGCAACGATGTTCTTGAATACTATTTCCCCAATGCCTCAAGCTCTGAAAATAAAGTTATTAAGCTGGATACTATAGACGAGCTAAGAAATACAGAGCCAACAACTGACCTTCAGCAGGTTAGCGTAGCAGGCCACACATTGCCTGGAATTGGCGGGGGTATTTTTTACGCTGATTTCTCCGATACGACATCGACGGATGATGACGGCATAACTATAGTAACGCCTGGCGGCAAGAGGTGGATTCGTGACTTTCAGGGAGATATTAACGCAGCATGGTTTGGAATGGTTGGTGGCGAGGTTTGCGGCGATATACTTAATAGCGCTATAAATGCTGCTTTCGTTCTAGGTGTTAATGCTGTTCGAGTACCAAACCTAACAGAACCTGCGTTATTAGATAAGGATGTTTTTTTTAAGCAAGCTACCAAATTGGTTGGTGACGGGTTTAATGGGCGGCTGGTTGTTTCAAGTAGAACAGGAGCAACAATTAAACGCTCGGTTGCAAACGTAGGTTTTATCATAGACGGCGAATCTTACGGTGAACGCATACGCTGGCCAACTATAAAGGGTCTAAGCATAGATGGCGGGGGTCTTGATGGCACGCTAATAGATATAACTACCGCTCAAAATTTACTCATAGAAGATTGTGTGGTTTTTGGCTCTTCTGACAGAGCGTGGCACCTAAAAAACACATTCGATTGCTGGTTTTATAACTGCTATTTCCAAACGTCAGGAAACGCCACGACTCCCGCAACACATTTGGATGACTCGACCGGCTCAAACTCAAGTCACAACAACAATATTAGATTTGTTGGTGTTACCTGGGAGGGCAATAACGGTGTACCTCTACGAATTGACGGGGAAGGAACGGGGCCGGGCAACACGCAGATAGCATTTGACAGTCGTTGTAAGCTGGAAAATTTAGGAATAAACACATATCAGATTGTAATGATCGATTGTGGCTCCGTGGTTTTCAATCGTTCCCTGCTAGTTAGTCAAGGTGTCGCTGGCCCAATGCCTGCACAAGTATACGCTGAAAATGTGCGCAACATTCAGGGTCATTTTGATGTAGCGCATAATTCTGGCGGTGGTACGTTAGCTGCCGTAGTCGAGTTCAATGGAGTTAGTCGCAGTAGCTTTAAATTATGGCCTGCCGAGGCCAATGTAATTGACGGCCTATCTGGCTCTAATATATTCGATAATTCTAAAGGTTCTTTCGACGCGCGCGTCGAATTAAGTAGTGAATACATGGGGTCTAAGTCATTAGTAAATAACAACAGTACTCAGAGCAGGTTCCAGCCGCTTGGGCTAGACACTCCTGGAGCCACTCAATTGAGACTACGCAGAAACGGAGGCACTGACGCTAACACCTCTGTTCACTTCGACGGAGGTTCGTCGGGAGATATATACGCCGGAAAGAACGGCTCAGGCGAATTCGTAGTTGCAACCAGCGCAGACCTAGGAGGAACAGCTTTATTTAAAGTTGATCGAAACGGCGTGCCGTCGCTAGGTCAAACCCAATTAACTGTAGGAGCAGCCGGGGCGGCGTCTTCATTGCCTACAACTCCTTCCGGGTATGTGCAAATAGAAATTGGCACCGGGTTGGTTGTAGTTCCGTATTATAATGTTAGTTAAAATAGCTGAAGTAGATTTAGGATAAACACTGAGAGAGTAGTAAAAAAGCCCCTAACAGAAATGCTAGGGGCTTTTTTATTAGAATGGAATGTCTTCGTTAAAATCAGTAAAGCCGTTAGGTTGTGGCGGCTGCTGTGGAGGCTGACTACGGTTGTTGTCCGGGTGTCCGTGCGGTGCCTGTGCGCGTGGTGCCTGCTGAGGCGCTGGCTGTTGGTATCCGCCCTGTTGTGGCGCTGGTTGCTGAACGGGGTTATGAATGAACTCAATGCGTGAGTTATTCATACTCAGTGTAATAACCTGACCATTGGGGCCGTCGTAGGTCTCAACCGCCAGAGACTCACCAGAAACACTAACAATACTGCCTTCAACTAAAGCCGATTGATAGAATGCTATTTGGTTTGGATTCTTAGCAAACACTGTCGCACTGTAGTTTGTCCACGCATCCTGTTTTGTGCTTCGGTCATAGTATTTAACGCCAATCCGAATGCCAAAGCCGACTGACTCACCAGCCTGGAATTGGTTAGCAGATTTGTTTAGTTTTCCGGTTACTGTATGTGCCATGTTAGGCTCCTTGCTTTTGGTTGCGATCAATGCCGAAGTTATCCAGCAGCATTTGATCTAGTTTGTTTACGAAATTTTCTAACTTGTCTTGCAGTTTTTCTATGTAGTCTTCGTCGCGCATAACCCGAACAACAAAGAATCGTCCCTTACCCTTAATTCGCGGATCAAAGCTTACGAAGTCGCACCACTGGCGACCGTTAATCATCATATTGCCCTGAACCTGCGGCATGTGTTCCTTTGGCATCTCGCCGGAGATAACGGTTTTAATATGGTTTACAGAGTTGTACGGACACTTAATCTCAATCATTCCATCGTCGCCAACCAACCCATCTGGACTGGCTCCGTATTTGCCCGAATCATGCAGAATAATGCCAACCTCTGCGACATCGTCGTAATTCATGTCATAAAGCTCGCGCGCCTCATCTTCGCACTTGGTTCCCCACTCTAGCGGCTTTCCTGATATCTCAACCATCTCGCCTGTCAATTCTTCGGCTGCAAGCTCACACATGTAGCTGTAAGCCGTTTCTGATAGATTCCCGGCCTCTTTGTCGGCTTTGCTTCTAGGCTCTGTTAGGATGTCCTTAAACCGGCTTGCTGAAGCGAGACCCAGGCGGGCCTCTTTCCATTTTGGCGTACCCTGTTCTAAATCAAGAGTAATCATTGTGCCTGCTCCAGTAGAGATGCGATTTTCGCTCGGTGGTTTAAATCATTGATATCTTCAATTTTGGAAGTACCAGACCTAATTGCGCGAAGCCATTCCTTATCTCCGGCAGAAACTCCGGTCTTTGCCTGCTCTACCCGGCCATCAGTATCTAAGTCGCCGGTAACAATACCCAGAGCGCCAGTCATGGTGTAACGCTGAAGGTATGTAACGGTTGAGGCTTTTGCTTGTATTGCTTGCTTACTTCCTCCGGTATCCGGGGCACCGGTCATTGTCGTTTCTTCTGAATGCCCATCAAGGTGTGTAATAACACAGGTCACAGTTATGTTGTTTCCTTCCTCACTCTGCTTGAATCGGTAAGAAAAGCCGCACTCTGATAGAGGTTCCTTAACCTG